TGCAGGTCGGAAGTAGGATGCAACCGGGATGTCGTAGGTATGAAGCAGGAGTTCGTTGCAGTAGCAGCGAACCTGAAGATTCACACCCGTGAACTTGTACTGGACATCGAATGTGCGAAGCTGGTTGTTTCCCCAAGGGATGAATCCCCGGACTTCAGCATAGTTCGATCCATCAGCAGTTAGGTAGAAGTGGAAACCTTCACCAGATGTGATCCGGTCATGGAACGAAATACGATAAATGGATATACCATCATCTGTGGTAAGTTCGAAGAACTGTTCATTACTGTTAAAGTGAAAGTTTTCAGCACCAGCCCGGAAATGGAACCACCATTCATTTACTGCACCGGGATCAGTGATCACCGGAGAAGAAACCTTCATCGCAGGAACAACTTCCAGCGAGTAAGGCACACGATTTGAATCGAAACTCCAACCCGGAGCACCGATCACGGATCCCGGAAAGTGGGACACCGAATTTGAGGCGAAGAGGATATTAGGCATGACGTGTTCCTTTCGTTGTCCCTAATTAGAAGAAGCTGGCTTGGAAGTCGATAGCCCAGACATACCCTGAATTAACAATATATGGACCATTGTTGGTATAACCAATTTCAGGAAGGGCAGAGATGTTTGCCTGCCAACCGTTTACCCATCGGGAATGTTGAATCCTTGTACTCAAAGGATCTCCGTTCCAGTTGTTGATCCAGTTCAAACGACCTTGATTTGGGTTTCCAGAAACGATGTTTGGATTTCCTGCAAGATTCTTATCCCAGTAACCAATCACAAAGTAATCACCGGGTTCAAGGATAAGAGGAGAAGATAGAACATGCTCAATCTGTACGGTAGTGGTAGAAGGAGTACCTCCATCATCATAAGATGCAGATCCTGTTTCATGGACTTCACTGACCATGCCAAAATACCAAGACGAAGATTTCTGATCGTTTACCTTGGCAACGATCCAATCATAATCATGGCTTTCGTTCATGATTCCTAGTTTGAATCTTTCAACATTCATACGCGAGAAGGAACGATAGACGTTTGCTTTGAAGTTGGTGTCATCTGCACCAAATAAATTAAAGCCAAAAGTTGGAACAGGGAATGGAGCTTCAAACACATATGGCTGTGTACCATGTCCGATGTTGAAGACACGACGTTCTGCTGAATCCCAGTTACGAGCGACACGAGTCGTGTCAAAGAATTCAACCTCAGTCCAACGAATACCATCATCAGAACCTTCGACTATGAAAGACGTAGGCATTTGGAATGCAGCACTTCCGGGACGAGCAGTGAGACTGATCGCTTGTGGTTTCCAAGGAAGTGCTTTGTTGTATCCGATCCAAGAAGATCCTTCAGCGATGGAATTTTCAGCACCTGCCCAGTAGGTGGCATTCGTGTCATCGAAAGCACCGTCAGCATTGACCACACCGAAACCAGCGGAACCAAACAGAATAGAACCACCAGTCGCAAGATCCGTACCTGCTGGGGTGTCGAGGAACTCTGCTTCAGACAAAGCACCACCAGACCACGAGTTAGCAGACAGGAATCGGATCCTCCAGCTATCGAAGGTTGGTCCAAAGTTCCGGGTATTCAGTTTCGGCCCTTTCCGAATGAAAGAAGTGATCCAGTCAATTTGGGCATTGATATTATTGTCTCCTGATCCATCCCAGAGGTATTCTTGGATGAGTCGAACAAACCGAGTTCCAGAAGGAATCGGAGTGTCAGAGGAACGAGCAAAGAAGATATTGACTGGGGTTTTGAATAGACCAGCACCATCATTGAATCCAAGAAGAGTTGTGCCATCAGCGGCATAGAACTCAAAACGGATATTGGCCATATCACTTTCACTTGTTGAAGACCCTTGTTGCCAATAGGTTTCGATAGAGCAAAGACCAGCATCAATGTCTGCGTGCCAGACATCCCATAGATACACATCTTGAGATAGAGAAGTGTATGGGGTGTTGGATCCAGCAGGATGGACATTGAATCCACCATAGAAACTGAGGTTTCCTTCAATGGGATCAATTGCTCCATTCTCTTGTTGTACATAAGTTGCAGATCCAAAGATATCCCAACCAAAGACACCAAGCTCAGCATTTTGGTTTCGCATAGCCAAAGGCTGAGGAACACTCTCTATTAGAGGTTCACCAATATCATTCCAAATGACTGCGATACCAAGATCACGTTCGAGAACAGACAAAGTATCTGTAACCGAAAGACCAGTAATCACAGGAATGTTCATGGCATTTACGTCATGTCGATCATCAGCACCCATACCAGTTGTGAAATATGCGACAGCACGCATAGTATCGAGACGGTCATCAGTTCCAATACCAGTCATGAACATGGTGTTATATGAGAACATAGTTTGAAGTTTGTTCGCACGAAGACCAGTGATTCCAAAGAACTCAGCTTCTCTGAGTTCAATTGGTTCAATCAAGGTACAGAGAACAGAATTGGAAGAAATGGCATAACTTTCTCCGATTCCGTTATCACCTCGAACTTCACAGGTGAGAGTCACACCATCAAAGGTTTCATCTGTGAATATCTCATAAGCGTTGGCTCCCGGAATATCTACACCATCTGCCATCCACTGATAGTAGTAATCAGCAGTTGGAGATGCTTCCCAAGTACCAACCTCACAAACAACACGTCCGGGAATGACACCAGATCCGGTGAGAAAGGGTTGAACCACATTCACCGGGGCGAAGCGATATAGGGGACGGGATGCTTCCGGCCCATATAGACTAGGAATCAGGTGAACTCCTTCCCGGATTGACGGTTCAATGTGAACGATGTCAACGCTGCGGGTTTGGTCGTTATCCTGACTTCCTGTGTAAGCAGGAGGATGAGGCATTACCGCAGATCTCCCTCAATGTAGAATGCTGCATCAGCAGTTGCGATGATACGAATCGCGGGCATGTTTGCACGAGGCAAACGAACACAGTTCGAATCATTCACGGTGTACGAGGCTTCAGCCGGAGTGAACCAATTGCCATCACGATCCTGTACCTGAAACTGAACAGTCCCAGTGCGAACATCGCATACGACATTGAGATCCACTGCGTGAGGACCGGCTGCCTGTGCAATCACATCTTTACCACCTTCTTCCGTCTTGTCAGCGATGGTGTACCAGATGGGATTGCAAACATAGTTGGTAGAGCATGATTGAGGCATTTGCTTTCCAGTCTTGGTTTAGGTTATAGGCCATTGTGAGTATCGCAATATCACGAATATGGAGCTTCTAGCAATGCTGACACTTCAAGAGGTACAGGACTCGCTGCCAGCAGGGCAGAAAGGAGTTATCACCCAAGACATGGTAAATCAACTCAACAACTTGTCCAAGGATCCGGAGGAAGCTCGGTACATCCGAGAAAACTTCGTTACCTTCAGCCAAGTCTTGAGTGAGGGTCGCTTCAAATTGGGCGATTACGTGCGTGCAGTTATGTACGTGTCTCACAAAGTCATGGGTAAATCGAATCTCGATGCCTACAAGGCGACGTTCCCTGATCGGTACAAACAGATGATTGCTGACGGGCGACAGCCAAAAGACATCGCTTCCTATGTGGCTGCCTACAACAAAGGCAAGCTGGTGAATATGGTTTATGAACGAGCCATGATTCCAACATGGGTTCTGAATCAGGACATGTTTCAATCTGCACTTAACACCCAGTATGAGATCATGAACGACGCAAGGGTAAGTGATAAGGTTCGGGTGGAAGCAGCAAACTCGATTCTGACTCATCTCAAAAAGCCTGAAACAAACAAGGCTGAACTGAAAGTCGAGATCGGAATGAACGATGGGATGAAGGCTCTGGAAGCTCGTTTGGCAGAAATGGCAGAAATGCAGATGAAAACCATCGAAGGAAATGCCATGTCTGTACAAGAGGTTGCAGCACTTCCGCTGAACATTCCTGATGCAGTCGAGGTGAAGGATGAGTGATTTTCTCGGACGCAAATCAGTCGATGATTATCTGAACGAAGTCGATTTCGATTGGCTCAACGGAGGTGGATACCGTCCGTCGAAATTTGCGTTGGAGTTCATGAACTTCATCAAGCTCTGTAATGATGGCCGGGGTGAAGACAACAAGACCCCGGTCATGCACCTTGCGATGCTGGACAAACTCCCGACCAAGCACAAGAAGATCACGAATCTGTGTGCTCGTGGTACTGCGAAAACTACGCTCTTCATGGAATACCTCACTCTGTATTTGGCAATGTTCAACAAGATTCCGGGATTCGGAACTGTTCCCGGTATGCTCTACATCTCAGATTCGATGGACAATGGTGTGAAGTCTGCTCGGGAATCTATCAAAAGCAGATACTACTCCTCGGAGTTCCTTCAGACATGGATGCCGGAAGAAGGTGTGAGATTCACTGAGAACTACATGGAATTTCACAACAAGCAGGGTGGAAAATTTGGTGTGAAGATGTTCGGTGCCAAGTCTGGTATTCGAGGAACCAAGATCTTCAACCGTCGTCCTGTTCTGGCTGTGATGGACGACTTGATCTCAGATGCTGATTCGAAGTCTCCTACTGCAATGGAAGCGATCAACGATACCGTGTACTCGGGTGTGCAGTATGCTTTGGATCCGACTCGTCACAAGATGATTCTGAATGGAACTCCCTTCAATAAGCAAGACATCGTGTATCGGGCAATTGAGTCTGGTGCTTGGGAGGTGAACGTTTGGCCGATCTGCAAGGAATTCCCCTGTGAACGTGAAGACTTTTCTGGTGCATGGGAAGACCGATTCACTTACGACTACGTGCGTGAGATGTATGACTCGGCTGTGAAGGAAGGCAAAGAAAAGTCCTTCCGTCAGGAACTCATGCTTCGAATCACGAGTGATGAATCTCGCTTGGTTCAGGAAGCAGACATCAAGTGGACGCTTCGTCAGGACATCATGTCTCAGCGTCGGAACTACAACTTCTACATCACCACGGACTTTGCTACGTCGTCGAAACAGACTGCTGACTTTTCCGTGATCTCAGTCTGGGCCTATGACAAGGATTCCAACTGGACATGGGTGGATGGTGTCTGCGAACGCCAAACCATGGACAAAACCATGAATGACCTGTTTCGCTTGGTTCAGGAATACCAACCAATGGGGACAGCGGTGGAGATCTCTGGTCAACAGGGTGGATTCATTCCTTGGATCATGAATGAAATGAACCATCGTGGGATCTATTTCAACTTGACTCATGAGAAGGGCAAACCGGGTATTCGACCTGTAACTGATAAGCTCTCTAGATTTCAGTTGGTTGTTCCGTTATTCAAGGCTGGAAAGATCAGCTTCCCCCTTGAGATGAAAGAAACTCGGGTACTGGGCTTGTTCATGGAACAAATCTCGTTGGCCACGAAGGACGGTATCAAAGGGAAGGATGATTGTCTCGATACTATTTCGATGCTCCCTCTCCTGAATGCTTGGACTCCGAATCCTGAAGAACCCATTGAGGTTGAGAAGGAACCAACAGAAACAGCAATCTGGGGTGATGCTCTTCAAGAAGAAGAGTATGCAACCGAACTTGAGGCTTACATCGTGTGAGGGAATACCATGATCGTCACATTCGAAGAATTCACAACGAAGCTCGCTCATGGTCAGTTGAAAAATACTGCTCTGGTCGATGATGCGGATACAGGTGAGATCAACCCCGGTCATGAGGATCAACTCCTTGAATTGACCAATCAGGGATTGGTTGACATTTTCACCAAGAAGAAACTGTTGGAGTCTCGGGCCATTCTGACCCTGACTGCCGGTCAGAACATCTATACTCTGGATCAGTCTCCTGCTGCTGATTTTGAAAACATGATCCGTGTTCTTCAAATTGAAGCTGTTCTGAATGGTTATGAACTGGAAGAAAAGAACAAGCGTGTCTTTGTTCCGAAGAGCAACAAACATGTGACTCTTCCATCAAGTTCGACGATTCGATTCTCGACTTACTTCCTTGAAAACTATCAGCATTCTGTGGATGTGGTTTTCCAAGCCAAACACCCTGTTATTGGTCTGACTGATTCCATCGACATCCCTGCACACATGTATGAGGCACTTGTGCTTTACGTGAGCGGCCTGTACCTGAGCCATATGGGTGGAGAGCAGCATACGGCCAAAGGTGACTCCTACTACGGGTTGTACTTGAAGATGATGGCCGATGATGAAACAAACAACTCATCCGGGACATCCGAAGTCGTTGACGAGGATACCCGATTCCAAGATAGGGGTTTCGTCTGATGTCTCAAAAAGATCCAAACCTTTTCGGAGAAGTCTTCAACCAACGTGCCGCTATCCTGACTTTTTTCGGGATGCTTGGCGGCTCGGTAAGGGCTGCTGTCCTTAAAACTTCTTGGAAAGAAGGAGTTCGTGTCGTATTCGTGGGTGGTGCCGTTGCATTTGGTGTCGGAGTTCTTGGGCCTGTGATTATGAAACCTTGGATTGGAGAGTTGCCAGATGAAATGGCTGGAGCAATGGGGACACTCACTGCTGCTTCATTTCTTATTGGTTTGGTGGCCGTGACTCTTGTCGAGCGTTTCATCGCAGGTGAATCAACTGAAACTCTGGAACCACAACGTCGTGAGTATCTCCCCAATGACGAGGAGAAGTCCAATGAATGAGAATCATTCATACATCCCCCAACTTCGGGTAGAGAAGACAACCCAAAACAAAGATGATCTGAGAGTGATGATTGCAGGAACATTGTTCTGCATTTTCATGATTTTGATGGAACCATTTGCATTCAGAGTCTATGATTTCATCTGGGCTGATCGACCATTTGTATCAGCTACAGTGGAGATCATTGGGGTGGAAGGATCTAATATTCCTGTCATCAAGTATGATGCTGATGCTACTCAGAATGTGACTGGAACATGGATTGTCAGTATTCATGAAGCAGGTGGTGATCGTATCACTTCCCGTCGTGGACCGGGGTCTTACAACGCTCTTGAAGATGATCCCAAGATCTGGACTTGGGCTGCTTTCTTTGACAATGAACAGCATACGAACACACCAGTCGTACCCACATTTCCATTTTTCATTTGTGTTCGATATGATGTGGATGCTCGGGATTCGGGAGTTAATGATCAGACTGAAAAGTTCTGTTCTGATGTCTACAATCCTTCAAATCCTTTCTACGAACTGAATGATCTACTCGAAAGGGTCGAATGATGTACTCAGCACGAGAATACCAAGGACGAGTGAACGGGATCATGGGTGGTCCCGTTTTGACTGTTGATGGGATGATTGGACCAAAGACTCGTCAAGGGATCCAAGAAGCCATGAAAATCAAAAGAGTTCGAAATGTCGAAGACCTGTTCACTCGGGGAGTACGTGGGGTTGTCTGGCATTGGACTGCTGGTGCTCATGGCGTTATTGAACTTGAACGTGATCACTACAACTGGATCTTTGATCGTATGGGCAACATACACGATGGCAATCACACAGTGCAGGATCAGGTCAATTACGATTGGCGTGCCGGAGTGGGTGCATCGCATACCAAATCTATGAACACAGGATGGATTGGGCTTTCTGTCGATGCCATGGCTGGAGCAGTCGAATCTCCTTTGAATTGGGGAACGAATCCTCTGACATGGGAAGGCATTGATGCTATGCTCGATTGGACCATGGATCTTTGTGAGGAATACGATATTCCAGTATCGCCATGGACTACTCTTAGTCATGCTGAAGTTCAGCAAACTCTGGGTGTGAAGCAAAGATTCAAATGGGATTACAAGGTTCTTCCCGGTGATACTCGTGCTCGTGATGCTCGTGTAATCGGGGATATCCTTCGTGACAGGATGATTACACGATGATCGGACAACGCCAACTCATCATGCTTGTAGTAACAGTCGCTCTCTTGGGAGCGACTTTTGCTTATGGTTTTCACAAGGGAACAGTGAACCAGATTGAGAAATTCGCTGAAGAAAAACAGAAACTTCAGAACGATGTCATTGATCTTGAAGCAGATCTCACTGTAAAGGCTGCTGAGATTCTAAGACTTCAGATCGAACGAGAAGGGTTGATTGATGAACTTGAAAATGCTGCCCTCACTGCGGACGGTGCTTCTGCTCCCGGCGTTGCTGCTACTGGCGGCTTGCGCAGGTTGGAGCGGAGATGGTCTACGGATCCAAGAACTCCCTGAGAACGTAGTCGAACCATGTCCTCATCCAATGGATGTAATCAGGACAGTTTCAGGTTCTTCTGTTGGTTCAGATGAGATCAGAATGGGTCGTCTTGGCGATGCTCTTATCGAATGTGGTCAAGAAAAAGAAATTGCTGTAGAGGGTTATCAACGACTCTCTGAGATCCTGAAATAAGGAACATCGCCGTGAAAGAAGAGATGAACATGTACGTCCAGTCGAGCAACCAGAACCAAAGTTCTGGCGATGATCCTGTTGATGCAAACGAACTGACTTCTGAAAAGCAGTCTGAATCTCTGACTGATTGGAAGAAAGAACCATCTCTGACTGAGCTTCTCTCTGATCTGGAGTTTGCTCGTACTGAGACTGATGATCAAAAATCCAATGTCCAAGGATGGTTGGATCTTCGAAATGCTACGGGTGCTGAAGCCCCGAAGAAAGCCAAACCCGGTCGATCAGCGGTTCAGCCAAAGCTCATTCGCAAACACAACGAGTGGCGATATCCAGCTTTGACTGAACCGTTCGTGAACACGGATCGGATGTTTGAGGTTCTTCCTCGTACTGAGGAAGATGGCCCCAAAGCCAAACAGAACCAGATTCTACTGAATTGGCAGTTCGATACCAAAATCAACAAGGTCGATTTTATTGATCGCTACGTCCGCACTGCTGTGGACGAAGGTTCTGTTGTGGTTCGTGTCGGTTGGGAGCGGGAATACATGACCCGCGAAGTTGAAGTTCCCAACTACGACTATTTCCCGGTCATGGATGATCAGGGAGCACAGATGATCATTCAGGCTGCCCAGATGCTTCAGACGGAAGCACCTGAGTACGAATCCTTGCCTGACTCCTTGAAGGCTTCTGCCGAAAAGACTCTTGAGCTTCAGCAGCCAGTTGAAGCCAAACAGAATGGTACGACCATGACTGTTGAAGAAGTCATGAGCAAGAACTGCCCATCTCTTCGCATCGTGAACGTGGCAAACCTGTTTGTCGATCCTGCATGTGAAGGCGATTGGGAACGCGCTTCGTACATGATCTACACATATGAAGCCACTAAGTCTGACTTGATGGCCAAAAAAGAACAGTACAAGAATTTGGACAAAGTGGACTGGGAAGCGAATAAGATTCAGTCCCAGCATGGAAATCCAGATCATGAGTCTCAGACTCCTCATACCGATATGCGTACCAATTCGGACAAGCAGCCGGTTCTGGTCTATGAATACTGGGGTCTATTCGACACTCAGGATACTGGTGTAATGGTTCCAATCGTGGTGACTTGGGTTGGAAACACCATCATTCAGATGCAAGAAAACCCGTTCCCAGACAATCGTCCTCCGTTTGTCTTGGTTCCGTATATGCCAATCCTGAAGTCTGTGTTCGGTGAAGCAGATGCTTCGCTGCTGCAAGACAATCAGCGTATCATCGGTGCTGTGACCCGTGGTATGATTGACCTTATGGGTCGTTCTGCTAACGCACAGACTGGTTATGCCAAAGGCTTCCTCGATCCGATCAACAAGCGTCGGTTCACCAATGGTGAGGATTTCGAGTTCAATCCCAATGGGGATCCTCGTGCCAATATCCAGCAGATGGTGTATCCGGAGATTCCGAGGAGTGCTCATGAAACGATCATGGCCCAGAACCAAGAAGCTGAAGCTCTCACAGGTGTTAAGAGCTTTTCCGGTGGGATTTCAGGTGATGCTTACGGTAGCGTTGCTACCGGTATTCGTGGTGCTCTGGACTCTGCTGCAACTCGTGAAATGAGTATTCTTCGTCGTCTTGCAAAAGGTATGCAGGACATCGGAAAAAAGATCATCGCTATGAACGCTAAGTTCCTGAGCGAAAAAGAAGTTGTTCGTGTTACTCATGATCAGTTCGTAGAGATTTCTCGTGAAGAACTGATGGGTAACTTCGATCTGAAAGTGGACATCTCCACTGCATCGGTTGATGAACAACGTGCCAATGATCTTGGTATGGTTCTTCAGACTGTTGGTCCGGAAATGGATCCCAACATTCGGAACATCATTCTCAGCAAGATCGCAGATCTCAAGCGTATGCCTGATCTGGCAGAAATGCTTCGTACTTATCAGCCACCTCCTCCTGATGAAATGCAGGTGGCAATGGCTAAAGCTCAGCTTGCTGAAATTCAGGCAAAAGCTGAACTCGATGCTGCACGAGCCGAAGAAGCAAGAGCCAAAGCTGCTCAGATCTTCCAAGAAGTGGATATGATTGGTAGCGGTGAAAAACATCGTCAGGATATCCAGAAGATGGGTGCTCAGGCACGCGGAAATCGTGATCTGGAAATCACCAAAGCTCTGACGAAAGGTGAAGCTCCAAGCCAGAACATCGAAGCAGCAGTCGGTTTTAACGAACTGACTAAAGCCAAGAACGATAACGATACTGCTCCAAAACTTGGTTCCGGCTTCCGAGATCCCTCTATGGTTCCACCACAATTGGCTGGACAACAGCTTCCGATTGGTCCATTGAGCACCCAGTAAGACTGAAGGGGGACTGAATACCTCAGTCCCCCGGTCCAATACTGGAGAAGAAACATGGATCTGTACAACGCTTCCATGGGGGAAGAAGAACCCCAAGAGATCGAACTCACTCATGAACAATATGTTGAAGCAAAGACCCACTATGAGGGTATCATTGCACGGAGTGAGGCAGCCAAACGTCTGGCAGAGAATGAAGATTTCAAATCTCTAATCATCGACGGATACCTCGACGACGAACCCAAACGACTTGCTGATCTGATGGCTTCAGGCCGTCTCACGCAAGGTACTCTGGATGCTTGCTCTGCGGACATTCGTGCTGTTGGTTCTTTCCGGAACTACATGAAAATGTTCGTTGAACAGGGTGGTATTGCAGAAGCAGAACTTGCTGCTCTGGAAGAAGCCCGAGAAATCGCACTGAAAGAAGAAGCAGCATTGGCCGGGTAATCCCCGGCTTTTGCCTATCAATTTTGCCCAATGATGGAGAAAGATCATGGCTAAACCGACGACACTCAAAGACTTCGAAAACATGTCCGATGAGGATTTCCTGAAGCTGGATGAAGAAGACTTTTCGGGTAACATGCCCGAAGGTGAAACTGATTTCACCACTCATGCTCCAGTCGAAGAGGAAACTCCGAATGTACAAGTTGAAGAAACTCCTGACACCAATGAAACTGTGGATGGTGACGACGGCACTGACGATGCTGAGTCTGGCAATGCCGGGGATAGCTCTGATTCCCAGTCCGATGCCGAGTTCGAAGAAGCGAACAAAGACGGTCCCAAAGCAGACCCGATGGCCGGTGAAGGAGAATCAGCATCCAAGGATGATGCAAAAACCAAAGAAGGTGAGCAGCCCGATGCAGACACCGGGAAAGAAGGGAAGACTCCCGATGCGAAAGCCGGAGACGGAAAGCCTGTAAAGGCTGAAACTCCAGCAAAAGCTGGGTACTACAAACTTCCTGAAGGAATGGATACTGCGGGTGTTGATGCAGCCGTAGACTTCTACAAGAAGATCACTGTTCCTTTCAAAGCTGATGGAAAGGATTTCTCTGTTCGAAGTCCAGAAGATGCTATTCGACTCATGCAACAAGGCGTGAACTATTCACGTCGTATGCAAGAGATCAAACCAATGAAAGCAATGAATCGGATGCTTTCTGACAATGGTTTGGCCGATCAGAACAAGCTGAACTTTGCAATCGACTTGATGAAAGGCAACAAGGATGCAATTGCCAAGTTGCTGAAAAGTCACAATATCGACCCAATGGATCTTGATACCGAGAAAGAAACCGGTTATCAGGCCACTAACTACGGTGGAAACGCTCAAGACAATGCGTTCCGCGATGCACTGGACGAAGCAATTGCTATTCCTGAAGGTCAGGCTCTGGTTAGCGAGATTCATGCAAAGTGGGATCCAGCGTCCAAAGCTAAATTGAGGGAAGACCCCAGTATTCTGGGCAATCTGACTGAGATGAAACGCTCGGGTGTTTACGACAAAGTAGTGGCTGAATTGGAATATCAGCAGGCACAGGGCTACCTTCGTGGAGTTCCGTTCCTTGCAGCGTTTGATCAGGTCGGACTGGCCATGAAGAACGCAGGAGTATTCGAATCGGCCTCACAACCCGCTGCACATGGCACTCCGATGGCTCCTTTGGCTACTCAGCCACAGGACCAACCAACAGGACAGCCAGTAGCGTCGGGAGCAAGGAAGCCACAGGCACCGAAGAAGCCTGTCGCCAATCCACATCTTTCTTCGACACCTCCTACGAAACAGACTGGAAACCAACCGAACTCCATGCCTGATTTCAATAAGATGTCGGATGAGGACTTCTTGAAGATGGCTCCTCCCGAATAAACGCAACTGAGTCTCTCACATCTATGAAAGGATATCGCCATGACTCAGATTTACAACGCTCCGAAGGTCGGGGATTCGGGTTCGCCCCAATCCAGTGTCGGCCCTCAGTTCAACACCCACTACTGGGATCGCAAATCTCTGATCGACGCTGCGGAAGAGATGTACTTCTCGCCGCTGGCTGATGTCCGTTCGATGCCGAAACACTACGGCAAGGAACTGAAGGTGTTCTACTACGTCCCGATGCTGGACGATCTGAACGTCAACGATCAGGGTATCGACGCCAATGGCGTTGCTCGTGTTCCCGGCACGTTCACTGTCACGTTCCCGATTTCGGGTGTTCGTGTTGCAAACGTCTCGAAAGCGGCTGCTGTGACTGCGATCAACGACAACGTGAACTCTGCTACGGGTACTGCTCAAGTCGTCGCCACCGCTGGTGCTGATGGTTCGGGTGGTACGGGTCTTGCCCTGATCACTCTTACGGACAACGTGATTCACTATGCGAACGAGACCGATGCTGATGCTGCCATTACGGCTGCTGGTGCTGGTGTCAAGCAAGAGAACGTCGGTGCTCTGTATGGTGGTTCCCGTGATGTGGGTACGATCCTTGGCAAGATGCCGATGCTCACTGAGCAAGGTGGTCGTGTCAACCGTGTCGGCTTCACTCGTCTGGAACGGAAGGGTGAAATCCAAGAGTACGGCTTCTTCATGGAATGGACTGAAGATTCGCTGATGTTCGATACCGATTCCGATCTTTACGGCCACCTGAGCCGTGAGATGCTGCGCGGTGCGAACGAGATCAACGAAGATCTGCTTCAGGCTGACCTGCTGGCTGCTGCTGATGTGAAGGTGTATCCGGGTGTCGCAACTGCGATTCACAATATCTCGGGTGCTCAAGGTGCGGTCGATCTTCTGACTGTTACTGACCTGAAGCGTCTGTCGGTGACTCTGGATGACAACCGCACGCCCAAGAAGACCACGATCATCAAAGGTAGCCGTATGACGGATACCCGGACGATCTCGGCTTCGCGTATCGCCTACATCGGCTCCGAACTCCAGATCATGATCTCGGAGTGGGCAGACTTCGTGCCTGTGGAGAAGTACGCCGATGCTGCAACCATTATGAACGGTGAGATCGGGGCAATCCCAACTGCTCATCTCCGTATCGTTGTGGTTCCGCAGATGATGCGTTGGCAGGGTGTTGGTGCTGCTGAAGGCACCAATGGTGGCTACCAAGCGACCGGTGGTCGTTACGACGTGGCTCCGCTGCTCGTGATCGGTGATCAGGCATTTGCGACCATTGGTCTGCAAGGCATGGGTACTGGTTCGAAGGCGAAGTTCCGGATCATCGTGAAGAAGCCGGGTGAGAAAACTGCTGACCGCAGTGATCCTTACGGCAAGATCGGGTTCTCCTCGATCAAGTTCTTCTACGGCTTCATCAAGCTCCGTGGTGAGCGGATGGCCGTGGCGTACAGCCCGATCCCGGAATAAGTCTATTCCATATGAACTGATTGAGGCCCCCTAGTGGGGCCTCTTTCATTTGCCAAGGTATTTAGTCTGTGTTAAGCGGACTTCACCATGGTAACTCACAAAGGATGAACCCAATGGATGATATCTCCAACAAAACCAACGAAGAACTCCT